GATGATCTGGGGTTCCCGATCTTACATACTCTAGTTCGCATGAAATCATCTAGGAGATACCTCCACTTCCTCGTTTCTTAAGGAAGTGGGAATGATATATCAAAGGTGTATTTTGTCCCCCAGGGGAAATGCGGCTATTGATTCTATACTAGTATTCCGCGTCCAGTTTGGGCGCGGTTTTTTTGTGTCTATACATAATTAGAAGATGGTGTAAATTATGGCGCAATATCATATGTTTCCGCGCAGCTTTATTGAAGGACTGGGACTCGGGGATCCCGACGTGTTTGATTATTGTTTAGATATATCTACCTTCTTCCATTCTCAGGACGATAATCGCTGGCAGGCAGAAGGAGATGCACAGGTGATGTACGGCGCGCGGCTACTTTATATTGCATATATTTTGGGTTTTGAGGTTACCGAGCACGGTATGATAAAAAATGCCAGGGGAGAGAAACTTAGTTTTGATGACCTTATTCGTGTTATCGAACGTCGCCTTGGCAAAAAAGGAGGTTAAGATGGGACGAACGTCTCTCGAGAAAAAGGGAAAAGTGAGTTATGCGGTCATGTACGACCTTTATGTAACTCAATCTCTATCTGTCAAGGCGATTGCCGAACGCCTTGGTATCGCACAAGGCACAGTATATAATTACCTGGTGATATATAATATCCCACGTCGCCCTAGAGGAAGCCGTCGTTCTAAAGCTACCGCACCGGAAGTGGTATCACTGGCTCAACCTCAAATTCCGGTAATGGAGAATGAAGATGAATAAGCAATTACGTGATGACTCTATCACCCGTGCCAAAAGAAGGCAGGAACAAGGACAGGATCGAAAGCGCCAGAGGGATAAGTCTGCGCCCGTACCAGCATCAGAGTCAAAGCCGGCGCAGGAGCAAAAGACAGAACTACGACAAGAGGTCCTAGACTATCTTGTTTTCCCGGAGGATAGCGCTAGCCAGATTGGTGAAGCCAACCTCAAAGAAGAGGACGTGGTTATATATCTGCGCGCGGTGGTATTCTCACCCAAGACGTTCAAGAATGTCACTCAGAGAGGACCCACGGGACTAAAGGATTATGCAGCTACACAGCCTGCGTATGTTCTCGTTGTAAACAGAGAGGATGCCCCGGATGTGTTGAAGGGGCTTTTAATGGCGAATCTCAACCCGCCGAAACTACAAGAGGAGTAGAGAGTTATAGTTGTAAGACATACTCTATTTCTTGTTAAGGAGAGAAACATGGTAGTTATGACACAGATTACGGATTTAGTAGAAGCTTTTCATACTATTGCTAAGATGGTCAAAAAGGATCCTGAGGATACTAATGCAGTTATCAAAGGGGTTCAACACTATATAGATTTACTAAGTATTTATGAAGAGGCTATATGCCAGAATGTGGATCCGCACGAGGCTGTAGAGATGAGGGATTTGGCTAAGGTATTGGTAGACTATAATATTGTAGAGGAACATAAACGTCAAACCGAGATGAACGAGTTAGATTTGAGATCGGAAGCTCGAATCGCCGAACAACCTCGGTTTGTACTCACTGATGCATATCGGGAGAAACTTCGCAAGGAGTGGGAGACTTTTCGTCCGGACGTCATCGTTGTGGACATGCCTTTTACCGAGTATGCTGAAGAGTTTGTTGAATACCTAGCCGGGAGACTAGAAAGTTTACGAAAGGAGTCAGAATAATGGCTGGAAAAAGAATTCCACAGAATAATACGCCCGTTGTAAGTCCTACTGATTTTCAAGAGCGTAAGGTTAAAGAAGACGCCAAAGAGGCTCAGAGAGCATATCTTGCCGGGCTTCAGAATCGTGTTAGGGCATTAGAACAAGCAGAAAGAGACTATACTGCCCGTATTCAGACGTTAGAGCTAGAAAGGGATGCACTGGGTTCCGAACTACTAATTTTGCAGAAGGAGAATATAGAGATGAAGCAGAAGGCGAAGACTGTTGGGGCTCAGGAGCCTCTAGATGATCCGATCAAGGATGAAGATCTTGAGTTGAAAAGAAAATCTGCGAAGGCGCGTCAGCTTCCCAAGAAGGGGAAAGTAGATGAGAAAGAAGCAGAGAATAAGGAAGAGGATCTGTAAGTGAATGATCTAATGGCGTTGCCATCTGGGACACAGTTCGGAATATATACTGCCAATGCCACAACAAGAGAGAAAGAAATCACACAAGTTATTGAATTGGTAGTGAGGATTAAACAAAATTCTTATGTGGGCAGCATGTATGGTCCCGACGATCTTGCACAAGAACTTCGGATTAGATTACTCAAGGCGGCGGACAGCTTAGATCCTGATGCGCCGCCTTATAACTACCTTATACGTTGTGCAGATAATTTTATCATAGATAAGCGTCGTGGAACTTATCAGTATAATAATCCACCATGTCCTATTTGTGCTGCTGGTGCTGCGTGTCAACCGGATGGTACACAGTGTATCGAATGGCGACGTTATGAAAAAAACTTACTTACCAAGAGACAGATTGATAGTCCTATTTCCCTCGGTGATTCTGATGTTCCACAATTTGATGTAACATTCGAGACTATCGTTGCTCGTGAATTACACGAACGCATTATCGCCGCTCTACCATCCAATCTACTCAAGCCATATCATACTCTAATTACTGGGGGAGAGGGAGATATAACTACTTTGCAGCGAAATAAGATTCGAGCCATAGTGAGGAAGTTGATTGAATATGACCAATAACTCCACTCCACTCCAGCGGCGTATTGAGGAGTTACTCAGGGCGAATGAGGGGAAGACTGGAATTGATAAATTAGTTGCCACCGAGGCGGGGGCTAGTCCGGAGACTGTACGCAAAATTCGTCGTACGCTCGGGATTTCTGCCGGTAAACGTGGTCGTCCCAGAAAGACGAAAGTTACTCTGCCAACATCCCCGCCAGTGCCTTTATCGAAAGAGCGTCTTAAGCGTCCTGGAGACGAACTTACCCGTGCAGAGAGAATGCGGCGTCTTGGAGATAGGTTTAAGACTGATCCCAAGTATACTCATTATCTGGAGTCTATTTTCGATAAGGACGAAAAAATTGCATTCCTTCAGCAGTTTACTGATATCTCCTCAGATCTAGATACGCTAGATTCCTTTGAGGAGGCTCACTTATTTATGGCTATCACTCAATTTATTTTTTCCTTACGGTATGCCAAGAGATATCGTCTACAACAAGAGCAGTTTGATCGCTGGCTGAAGGGGGCATATGACGCGACCGCTCCTAATGTGAAAACCTTAATTCGCGAAGTACCTCCGGATGAGTCTTTGATGGAGGAATATAATAAGAAGGCGACATTATTTAACCAGTATCGTGAGAAGTTCGCCCGTGTGCAGGAAGAAAAGCGTCGGCGTGTGACCAGGGGTAGGGCATCATTCTCAGACTATCTTGAGTACTATGGAGACAAGACGAAGCAACGAGAAGCAATGCGTGATATTCTTGAGATGAGCCACCTGGAGGACGAGGAGTTGCAACGTATGATTAATAACAACGAACTGTTAGGTGATTTTAATGACTAGAAAGGCTATGTCTAGAATTACTATTATTCGCGATACTCGAGAAAAAGATGGGCATGGATGGAAGTGGGATAAACGCAGTACTTGGTGTGAAGGAACAGAAAGAGACACCGTAAAGACGGGTGATTACATTATTAAGGAACTTCCCGATCTTATTACGATTGAGCGCAAGGCAGATTATCGTGAACTTTGTATGAACTTTACCTCTAAAGATTATCGCAGACGTCTTTTTGAAGAGCTTGAGAGAATGCAGGAATTTCGTTTCAAGTTCATCATCGTAGAGTGTACTTTTGATGAAGCTATGGATCGTAATAGCTATCGTTATTTGAAATCTGGGCGTATTCGTAATAGTGCTCCCACTATTATACTTGGTACGATTGCTGCGATACATCTCAAATATGGTGTTCACGTTATTTTTGCTGGCAAACAAGGAAAAGAATACGCTGCTAGGTTGTTTCTAAAAGCATTTGAATATTATATGAAGGAAGAAGCAAATGAACATGGGTCCAAAGGAAGTTCATGAAAAGGTTCTGGAAAAGATCTTAAGGGTTCAGCGCATTATAGACCAGGAAAAACAAGCTCTTAAGCGAGCGATAGCAGAAGCACAAACCGAGCTTGGCGAAGAGACCTGGAATGAACATAGCCGCGAAGCACTGTTTCTTGCATTGAAAGATGCTCAGATGAGAAACTATGGAGAGCGCCTGATTATAGATGGAGAGGAAGATGAGGTCTAATGACCATTTGGACCCCGGATATCGTAAAAGGTTGTAGTGGCGATGACATCTTAGATATCTTTCATGGGGCAGACACGCCCCTAGAAGCCATTATTCAACTTGGACGTTCCAATCTGTCATGGCTCGTTCGCATGTTAATGTGTGCCCCAGACGGCACGGGGGATCCGCTTATCCTTATGCCGTTTCAGAGCGTCATGCTAGAACTTTTATGGCACAAGAAGTTTCCCATGATTATGGGTTGCCGTGGATCCGGTAAAACATTTATGCTTGCCGTTTATGCCCTTCTGCGAGCTATCCTTGTTCCTGGCGAAGAGATTCTCATGGTCGGCAAGGCATTTCGCCAATCTAAGAAAGTTTTTGAATACATTGAAAAGCTGTATAATAATTCTCCCTTGATTCAGGAACTTGTAGGGACGGGTCTTAAAAAACACAATACTAAGCGAAAGGAGCCGCTCTCTCACGGTAGTGACCGGTATGAAATGTACGTTGGGCTCTCCCGCATTATAGCACTTCCGATTGGCGATGGAGAAAGTATTCGTGGTCAGCGCGCCTGTGTTGATCCAAATACTATTATAGAGACAGACAGGGGATTGATGCGAATTCGAGATTCCTTTCATAAAGAGGGTGAATTTTGCGTATATACTGGGGACGGTAATAATAAGGAAAAGCCGTCCCATTATGTAAAGACAAATCCCATTGACGCTTATAAGATCAAAACTACCGGAAACTATGAGTTTATTTGCTCAGACATCCATAAAGTTTTTACAACAAGTGGTTTTAAATACGCTAAAGATTTAACAAAGATAGACAAATTGGTTTTTGATAATAATTATTTATTTCCGACCGATTACGTAGTACGCGACAATATTATATTAGATGAGGACCTGGGGTGGGCTCTCGGTCTTTTGGTCTCCGAGGGCTATGTGAATAATTCCTGTTCTTTTGGTATACGTATGACAGACGAGAGCGCACTTAATAAGTTTGAAAATATTTTATCTAAGCATGGTCTTAATGTTTGTAGATATACTATTGAGGAGCGTTTAGATCCTCGCGGCTGGACTAATAAAGAATCGTATGAATTAAAAATTTGTAATAAGAAATTTCGATCTATATTAGCCAAGTTTGGATTAGATTATGATAAAGCTAGGGATAAAAAGATTCCAGCGGATATCTTATCTTCTCCTAAACCAGTAGTATTGTCTTTTTTAAGTGGAATATTCCATGGTGATGGTTCTGCCTTTTTATATAGAGACAAGGTACGAGATAATAATTTTGGTATAGCATACTATACAGCGTCAGAACAGCTATCGATTGATATGCAAGTAATACTTGCTAAACTAGATATTTTTGCTACTAGAGGGACTAGAAATAGTAAATTAAGTAGTCATACTCAGTATCATATACGCTTATATGGTCGTAGTCCTTTTGAATTATATAGTTTACTCCACATCCCTAAGTGGAATCATATATTTAATGCTGCGTGTAAAAATAATAAACATAATCCAAAAAGAAAATATTTATCAGTGAAGTCAGTGGAAAAACTACCCAGTAAACGTGTATTGTATGATTATAGTATTCCTGACGCAAAATCTTTTATGGGTAATGCGTTTCGTCAACATAATACAGTATTGTTGGTAGATGAATTCGCATCTGTTAACGAGGAAGTATTGGAAGTAGTCATTACGCCATTCTTGTCAGTTCATAAGAATCCCCAGAAACGTGCAGAAACAAATAAGTTCTTACTACGGCTTGAGTCATTAGGGGCGGGGGACGACGTACTGCATAAGATTATCAAACTTCAAGGACGAGGCAACCAGATGGTCATTTCTGGTACAGCCTCTTCGCAGTTTAATCATTTCTATCGTTACTATCTTCAGTACAAGGATATTATTAATAGCCAGGGTAATGCAAGGATTATTCGCAAAGCCATGGGTCAGACTGCACAGGGAACGGTAGATGCGATCCCAGAAGAAATTATTGCATCGGTTTGTCGCACTTGGCGAGATTATGCCATATATCGACTGCCATATACATCTATACCACCCGGGTATCTGGACGATGCGATGGTGGCTCGTAACCGATTAATGTTCACCAGGGCAAGGTTTAAGCAGGAATATGAATGCCTATTCCCTGACGACACGGGCGGCTTTATTCCTTACGGGCTAATCAAGGAATCATCCCCTATTGGTGAGGAGCAGGTTATTCCCGAACTCTATGGTGAACCCGGTGCTCGATATGTTATGGGTATTGACCCTGCTCGTTTGAACGACTATTTTGGTATTGTTATTCTCAAACTGCGCGGTTCTACTGCTCAGTTAGTCTATGCAAAGTCATTTTATCGTCGTGAGTTTACTAAAATTGTTCCACATCTGATCGACTTAACTAAGCGATTTAATCTTGTGCGCATTCTAATGGATAATGCCGGCGGTGGCGTTCACGTTAAGGATATGCTCAAGGATCCCAATCATATCAGAGATAAAGAAGACATGATTTTTGACATGGAGGATCTAGAAGCACGCTATAAACCATATGGTAGAAAGATTCTTCAAATTCAAAACTTTAGTAATCAGTGGACAGACGAGGCTATTAATGCCATGAAATCAGACATTGAACATGGACGTCTTAAATTTCCTTTACCTAGCTTGGTGAACTCAGACGACGTCTTAATGGCGCAGTATGCAAAAGCGGCTCGAAAATCCGTGAGCGACATTTTTATCAAGGAGTCAAATGGAAAATGGTCTACTCCGTCTGCCGATCTTTTAAGTCGTCTAAATGATGAATTCTTGGGAGAGGAAAATGAAGAGGGGGACGTGATTGAAGATGGGGTGTTGAAGCACATAGACGAAACGATCTTAGAGACGTGTGCGATCGAGCAACAGGGTCTTCCTTTGTCGCAGTCTGTTAAATATGATTTACCCAAAGTTCCCACCTCAGACCTGGCAGATGTTCGTCACAGAGATCGTTACACTGCTTTATTACTAGCTTCCCAGGCGGCACGTACAGAAATGGCGCTTGATCGTTCAAGTTCAGTTATTCCATCTGAGGGAGCCGTATCAGGTCGTCCTCGCGTTCATAGGGGGCGTGGCTCGTACAAGATGGGTCGTCATGGTACCATGAGGACCGTAGATTACAGCGATTATTATAGAAAAATGAAACCTAGACGCCCCAAACAGTAGCGTTTATCGTATATTATAATAGGGGGTTCCCGAAATGTCAAGAAAAAGAAATAAGCGGCGTGCTGCGAATCGTAATCGCGTGTCTGCCGGTGATAAATATGAAGAGCTGATAGATCGTTCTTTGGCAGCTAATGCAAGGCTGGCTGGGGTTGATCTTAATGAGCTGAAGCATGATCGTATAGCGCGTGGTTATACCGCTGCTCCTGGTGCAAGGATCTCTAGGGCTCCATTTCTGGACGAGGATACTTATGAGAATGCCTTTATCACACGTAGGAAATCTATTCCCGAAGAGTTAGATGCGAAAGATCAATTTAGGTTTCAGCGTCGCTCTCTCGTTGCTCGTGTTAATCATGATATGATTGCAGCTTGCCGAATTGCATATCGTAATTATGGTACTGTGCGTACTGTGGTTGATTTGATGTCAAACTTCATCTCTAGATTACATATTACCCATCCAGATCCACAGTGGCGTCATTTTTATCGTTCGTGGGCTGCTAAAGTTCAAATGAATGAGAGACTCAGTACGTTCTCTCGCGACATTCTCGTGGGTGGTCAGGTATTTATCTTTCGTTCTATGGCGACTATTACTTCAGAACAACGTCGTTTGATGCGTCGTGCTGTGGCGAAGGAAGCAGAGCAGCAGGATCCGAGTTATACCGTTGTTGGTGATGAATTATTAATTGACTATGGGGATGAGACAAGCGTAGTCAGTCCACAAATTGAAAACATAACCGATGGAGAGAGTTTTACTGGCGAACAGAAGAAGACGAAACAGAACGTGGTGCCGTGGTCTTATACTTCTTTGAATCCACTTCAAATTGAACCTACTGGTGGCGTTATTAAAGGTAAGCAGGCATTTAAATTCCTTATTCGTTCTGATGACCTAAGTAAATTGGGTAATCTCGGGAAAGATGCCAGACATCGTAGAGAGACTACTTATCGCGGTTATGTAGAAGAGGGCGAAACTCGCGAAAATATGCCACAAGAGTTTAGTTCTCGTATTCAAAGGGCGGAGTCTCCTTTCGGTGATTACGATAGCGAAGTACAGATTCCGACCGATCGCCTGTATAATATTTATGACAAAAAGTTTGACTGGGAACAATGGGCTGTTCCTATGATATATCCAGCCTTGAAGAATCTTAAGATTAAAGAGCTTCTTCGGGCGATGGAAGCTCGTGCCGCTCAGTCGTTTATTGCGTCTTTACTTCTCGTCAAGTTGGGTTATATTGATCCGAAGACTGGCGAGATTATTGGTCCGCCCCCTGGCGTTGTTGATGATGTTGCTGATCTCATTGCTTCTGCTGCAGAGTCTAGCCATCTTATTTGGGCAACTCCAGATATTGAGATGAAGTATGTGCAGCCGGACCTGTCTCAGATTTTCAACAAAGACAAGACGGCTGGTATAGACGCCGATATTCTAGCAGATCTGGGTGCCTCCGAGGTAGTAGTTAACGGTCGTGGTGGTGGAAATTATAGTAATGCTTTCTTAAGTGTTGCCTCTATGCTAGAGCGTTTAGAGACTATCCGCGAGCATTTAAAGCGCTGGATTATGCATGAATTAGTAATGCTTTCTCGCGCAGTGGGTGATAACCGTGTACCATCTATTCGTTTTGAGGTTACTTCATTACGTGATCCTCGGGTCATGAACGACTTTATGATTAAGTTGACTCAAATGAATGTAATCTCTCGTCGTACTCTTATCGAGTATGCCGATCTTGATGCCGATGTTGAGATCGCCGAGGTTCAGACTGAACAGGACCTTATCAAGAAGGGTGAGTTACCACCACTCAAGGGTCCATTTAAAGACGAGCTTGATGTCAAAGTACAGGAAGAGAAGATGCGCGAGGACGAAGATGGAGCCCTGCCGTCTAATGAGGAGCAAGCTGAGAGGGATGCGAAAAAGGCGGAGGAGTTGGGGAAGGTTCAACAGAAATTTGCTCCGAAAGGGGAGAATCCCCAGGGTCCCGGACAAAGAGGGCGTCCTACAGGAACCAATAAACCACAATCAGTGAAGCGTGACACCAAGCCAAAAGGTATGTCACATCGGATACGAATTAATAAAAAACAATATCTAAAATATCGCGCAGAAGGATATCGTTCAGTAAATAAGATTATTGGGTGCTTGCTGCGAAGAGCGCTTGTCGCCGCCGATACAGACCGCGTTGCTGACTTGCGACCGGAGGTTCGGAAGCGAATTTGGCGTATGGCTGAGAATATTCTTGGTAATACTCAACCTGATACGAAGATTACGCAGAATTATGTCGAAACGTTCTTTACGCAAGCACCTGCAAAATTAGATAGTTGTGTACGAGATGTATTTAAACAGAAGGTGGCTGCTTTTAAGAAAAAGAATGGCAAGGCGCCTACTGGTAAGAAGCGTAAAGGGCTTCTAAGTTCTTCATGGGCAATTTGTAAAAGTTCTTTGAAAAAATAGAGGAGTGATAATTAATGTCAGTTCCAACCGGTCCTTTTCAGCCAAAAGATCCTCATAAGAATAGAGGATATCTGGTTGTTATGAATAGTGGGGGTAGTCTGATTACCGTTACTACCAAGAAGATCACCGCTGCCGATAATACGACCCAGCCCAAGGGCGCTGTTCTTGCGAGAACTATTCTTCGTAGGGATCCAGCGGACAAGGTTAGGGCGGTCACCAGTGATGATTATGGTACTAGTCCGTCTGGTACAACAGATACCAACTAATTTATTTTTTTAACCAGTTTTTTCTTGAATTTTAGCGTATAAATAATTAGAGACATTCTAAATATATCTTAGGGGGTTTGTATGTCCTTACGGAAGATTATTTTAAAAGCAAAAGCTTCGGTGATCGAGGCTCCGGCAGAGATAAATGAACAGTTCGCTGCCTCATTTGCTACAGCTTCCGAAGATGAAAGCGTTAATCAGGACGACTTGCTTCATGTCCGTAGTACTCTTGTGACCAGTGGCTCTAATCGCAACAAAGACTTTTTTCAGAAAAATGAACTTTGGGCGGCACGTAAGTCACCTCTACACAAACCTTCGGATTGGGACCATGATCGCCGGAAGATCATCGGTCATATGTACAGGGTGGAAGCCCGTACAGTCGATGGCAAACAGCTAGATCTGAATAGTGACCATCCGACACTCATGGATGGCACGCAATATGACGGTGATTTTGAGCTTATTGTTGACAAGGTCATTTATGCAGCTCAATTGCCGGAATATGCAGCGGCGATTAAACAACTCTCTGCAGAAGGTCGTTTACATGTTAGTATGGAAGCATGGTTTGAGACCTATGATTTCGTAACATGGACAGACGACTCTGAACTTGCCGAGGCTCGGTTGGTAGATGATGAGGACGTAGAATTCGAGTTTCATGCTCGCGCCGAGAATCCAAAGTGGGAAGAGCATTTGATTACATCTGGTTCTGCTGGCAAACTCGAAGACGGTCGTAATGTTGGGCGAGCGCTGAAAAATATCATCTTTGGCGGAGTGGGTTTTGTCGGAGTTCCTGGAAATCCTCGCTCAGATATTCATTCAATCAGCGACGAGGCGCCATCTACTGTGCCAGTTAATCTGAGCGACAGCGTATTTGAGGGTAAAGAGCGTGGCGAGGCAGCTGAAAAGGGAGTAGGCTGGACCCATAAATATTCGGTCAGTTTTTCTATCTTCGGTGGGGGACATACCTCTGATGCCAATATTCAGGGAGAAGTCGTTGCTCCGGGTGGAATTGAAGCTGCGACACAAGCACTGACGGAGAATATTATTCCAAGGCTTACAAAACTCATTGAGGCTGTGACAGCCAAGATGGGTATCGATAAGAAATTAAATCCCGTTTCTTGGTACAAACATATGACTGCTATCGAGGACGAAAAGAAAGTGATGTATTCTTGTTCTTTCGAGTTTGAGCGTGAGCCTGAGCCGGAGGAAGAGAAAGAGGAGTCTCAGCCCCAGGTAAACGTCTGGGCTGGGAGTGTTACCGCCACCGAGGTGGATAATGTTCAGGAGGTGAACATGAACGCTGATCTTCAGAAGCTACAGGCTCAATTAGACAAGCAAACTAAACTGTTGTCTGACATGGAGACTGAGAACGCGCGTCTGAAGGAGGAGCAGTCCGAGGCTGCTTCCGCCGCTGAGGAGGCGGCTCGTATGGAGAAGATTGACGCACTTCTCAAGACTGTTGCGACCCCTGTTGAGATTGCCCGTATTGACAAGGCGATTCAGGCAGGTCAAGACCCATTCGAGGCTAAACTGGCATTCATCAAGCAATCGCGCCAGGAAGCCGGCACTACCATTGCAGCACTCGAAACCGAGGTCGAGAAGTTTCGTCTACGTGATCGTGTCGAGCTAGTCAAGGCTCTCAACCTTTATCAGGATGAGAAACTTGAAAAGATTCGTGATACTATCGCGAAGATGGAAGACGAGGCTTTCGCTGACTGGCTAGCAGAACGCAAGGAGTTCGCGGATAAGATCGCGGCTGCTACTGCTTCCGACCCTGGAGATTCCGAGCCATCCGAGGAGCCTGCCGCAAAGGCGACTGCCGCTCTGGATGACGCAGAACCCGAAGAGACTCCGAACTTTTCCGACACCAAGTCTGAAAATGAGGATGCTCCTGCTGACAATCAGTCTAGCGAGGAGAAAGACTTTGCAGATCTTGCTGCCCTAATCGCCAATCCGACTTCTAAAAGGATTGAAAGATTACGTAAGCAACGTGGCGATCAATTCGGTCGTTAATCTAGAATAGTGTAACCATAGGGAGGTGTAAACTATGGCACTCCGTCCAATTAGGCAGGTTGTAGAAACCAGCAATCAGTATCACGCAGATGCGGCGGCTGAAAGAGGCGGCATCCTATCGCTAGCTAGCGGTCAAGTTGTTTCTTACAGTGCTGCTGCTGCTGCGTCTGGTGCAGTTCCAATCGGTGTGCTCCTGACCGACGTTGAAGACTTTAATTACTTCAATGGTCCTCAGAAGCTTCTTCGTTCAGCTGTTGATATCGGCGGCGTTGTTGGCGTAGCCGTTGAGGGTGAGTTTGAGACTGACTTCATTGAGAGTTCCATTGCGGGAACTATTAGTGCCGGTCAGACTGCTTATCTTACAGCAGATGGCGAGCTAACCAATGCTCCAACTTCGAGTGACGATGTCGCTCAACCCAACATGGTCGTTAATCCCATTGTTGGTATCTTTACTGGCAGTGATCACACAACTCGTGGCGCAGGTCTTGGCTGGGTACGCTTTATGCTCCAGATCAAGCAAGGCGCGGCGCAAACATTATCTTAAAGGGGGGTGATTCAGGATGGCATATGAAAAACGTTTAATTGAGGTACTTCGGCGTACTGCTGATGCCGATCCCGACGTGCGCGCAAAAGCACAAAGGGCTCTGGCAGGTGCCCTGAATGGACCTCTCCGTCAAGGCGTCATGGACGAGGATAACCTCGACGACATCTATGAACGTCAGGTCCTTGAAGCGGGTACTCAGGCTTATTACCCACTGGATATTGTGAAGCCGGGCGAAGAAGACAACTTCGTGGCGTTCACATATCAAAACCAAAACCGTATTCCAGAGAGGCGCATCGAGGCAGACGAGCTATGGGTTCCGACCTATAAGATCGCCAACGCCATGGACTGGGACGTCGACATCGCTCGCGATGCTCGTTTCGACCTAGTTGCTCGCGCACTTCGGGTTTACCGTGCAGGCTACACTCGCAAACTGAATTATGACGGCTGGACTACCATCCTAGCCGCAGCAGTGCAGCGTGGCGTACTTGTCTCTGGTGCAAATCAGAGCGCACTTCCGTTCACCGGTCGCGCTATGCTTTCTAGTGCTACTCTCGGTGGCGAATTTACCAAAGAGCTAGTCTCTCGTATGATCATCACCATGCTTCGTGGTGGCGGCGGCAATATGGTGAAGACTACTCTCACCGACCTCTATCTATCTGCCGAGGCAATTGCAGATATGCGTGCTTGGGATCATAGCGATGTCTCTGATTTCTCTCGCCGCGAGCTGGAGGTCCAGGGCGGTGGACAGCTTGGTTTGTCTAATATCTACGGCGTGGTTCTGCACCCGATGCAGGAGTTTGGCGTGGGTCAGGACTACCAGAGCATCATTGAGGATCTCGGGGCAACCCAACCTAGCGGTACCACTCAGTACTGCATTGGTCTAGATCTCTCAACGGCTGACAGCTTTGTCATGCCGATCCGTCAGGAGCTTACCACTTACGAGGATCCCACTCTACAGCGTCAGCTTCGTGCAGGCGTGTATGGATACATGGAACAAGGTTTCGCGTGTCTTGACAACAGAAAGGTATTACTTGGAGCCCACTAATCTATAAGTTCTCTACGGAGGACATTTAGAGCCGGGACTTTTGTCCCGCGCTCTTTTTTGGTATTTTAATGTCAACTATACAGCACTACAGGAGTATTGGAATGAATTTTATTGGAGCGGCTGGTAGAAAATATGTAAGTACTCTTAATCATAAAGTCATACAGAAAGATTATTATGATGGATTAAGCATGAAAGTTATTGGCAAGAAGTATGATATCAGCCATACGACAGTTAAAAAGATATTGATTGAGTTAGGTACAAAAATACGGTCTAAAATAGAGGCTGACAGATTAAGGGGGAAAAATGAGCGTACTGGTAAGAATATTAAATGCGCCAATTGCGGCAAGTTATACTATGTATTTCAGGGTTATTTAGATCAGGGGCGCGGTAAATTTTGTTCTCAAACATGTCATATTGCATACGTAGCCAATAATATTACTAGGACTTGTGAATACTGTAAAAAATCATTTAGTGTCCCAAATCATTGGCAGAACAAAAATGCAGTACGATTCTGCTCAACTAAATGTTATCATGGTTGGCAAACTAAGAAGGCTCGTGTCGAGTTGAATTGCGCATCATGTGGTAAATATATGACTAAACCCCGTGGTCGCTTCAATCAAGTCAAGGGGGATAAACACTTCTGTTCACAGGAATGCTCGCAGGACTATAGAAGTAGAGAAAAACATCATAATTGGAAGGGCGGGATTACGCCGCTAGCCGAGTTGATTCGTGGTCATAGCAAAACTCGTCGGTGGGTCAAAGCCGTGTTTAAGCGTGATAATTATATATGTCGAAAATGTGGGGCTTATGGAGTAGATATTAATTGCCATCATCAAAGATCCTTCTCTACTTTGTTACAAGAATTCTTAACTAAGCATGGTAAGTTGGATCCTAACAACGACATCCAGGCACTCCTACGTCGCGCCGTCAGGCATAAGTTATTTTTTGATCCGGATAATGGTATCACGCTTTGTACTGAATGCCATGATGCAGTACATGAAGAGCAAAATGTTAAATAAATGTTTTTTTGAACTTGTAATTTATCGTATATTACCATGGAGGGATGCTACTACAAAGTTTTAGTAGTGCTATATTGTTTTGGTCTATCCACGTAGGAGTGGGAAATGAGCCACTTTATTGGTATCACGCCCCCTCCGGGCAGCAATAATAGCAGCTTAAAACGATGCTTTGATTGTGATCATACAAGTCAATTTAGAATTAATCCTACCACCTTTGTTTTTCCGCACAACCTGGGGACTACAGATGTGATGATTACTTGTTACACAGAAACTAATCTTCAAGTACAACCAGCACATATTAAAATTATCGATGAAAACAAGGTGTGTATTATCTTCTCTGCGGAACAGAATGGTAGATGCGTCATTATTGCTTAAGGAGAGAGTGATGTAAGTGTTACATAATAGCCTAATTGAGTTTGTAACGTCTGGTTTGTTACAGTCTCCAGAGTCTATCGACATAGAAGCTCTAGACGGCTTTATCCGGTTGTCTTGTGCGGATGGAAGCGGTACTCTCGAGTACAGTACAGCCGAGAACATGTGGCACTTACGTAATGCGGATGGTGTTTTTGCGCCCATTATGTCTGGTGTAAATGGAGTTGCTGGACCTGATCTTACTCTAGAGGCTGGGGCAAATATAACCATTACGCCAGATTACGGAGCTAAGAAGATTACCATTTCTAGCTCTGACGTGTCTGGTATCCAGTCTATTAATGGGGCTAGTGGTCCAGCGATTGACGTAATCGGGGCTAGTGGCATCGAAGTTGTAATGGTTGGTAATCAACTTGTTATTTCTCATGCGCCCGGCTCATATGTGGTTGGTACCTCCGGCTCTATGTCTCCGGCACAAAAGAACATTGTTCTTATACACAACCTTGGTACAACGTTTGTGAATACAAACTTCTTCTTTGATGGAGGATCTAGGGATGGCAGGGTCTTTCTGCCTAGTAAATTACAAATTCTGGATGAGAATCGTATTGGTATGAGGCTAGACTTAATGCAAGACTTTTTCTTTACCATTATCGGTCTGAAGGGATAACCATGGCAACGCCGAGTGGTACTCAATTGTATAACATCTATGATCAAATACGGGTAGATATATTTGGTACGAACGACGACTGGACGGCTACTGCTGCGTCTGGATTCGTTACCTCTGTCATGGATATTTATGCACAAAAAGTGGCGTCCAGGATTAATGGTCAGCTTAGTCAGCATAATTATGTTCGAGTGAATACTACAACTGGCGGCGTAACCCCTGCAATAGATCAGGTGTATGCTCTCCTAGAGACGGGCATCACAGCCCTTATTCGTGATACGGAAGTCTCGTTGTTAAAGAGATTAGCGAGTGGACTGGGTATTACGACTGGTAAAGGAGAAGGCTCGGTGGTTAAAAATGCTGACTCTGTCAATATTTCTACAGCGCTAAGATATCAGGAACGCATTAGAGCCTTTCTTGGGGACCGCAATAGTGCCAAGGAAGATTTTAAGACGCAATTACGACAATTTAAATATGATATATTATCTGGCAGGAAAAGGTATGTCTATTAATATTCCTGCCTATTTTCATGTCAACGAGGGAGTCTGGACGATTCCCGGACAATGTCTTACTGTATACGGACGATTCGTCAGACCAGACCCGACCGAGATCCCTGCGGAGTTGTTTGCTCTTTACGGGGATCAACTCATACTCGCTCCGATCACTAAAGAATTTCTTACCCGCCTATTCGGTAATCGATATTTTGCTAATACTAAATTTGAACTTAGTAGTTTACATATTTTAACCGAATCGTTTTTAAGAAAACTTGCAGACAAGGTTGGGATTAAACATAAACGTCTTAAGTCGCGCTCCGGGATAGCTCGTCTTATTCGGAACGAAATACACAAAAGGATTGAAGATGGCTCTACGACCACTTAGAACAGAGACCGAAATTTTATATGATGGTCATGAAAGATACATACCCGCCGAGGCGGGTGGATTGGTTTCGCTTATAACGGCAAGTGGCGTGGACTATTCCACATATATAGCGGATCCATCTGGCGTTAATATGATAGGTATTCAGCGACACGACGTCATTGAAAACGATCGTCCAGACCTCTTTCCGCGTCCACGGTTTCGTAAAATGCAATATACGTGGACAGAAAAAATTAGCGTTATCACCAAAGGGACGATTACAACGAACTTCGTCCATCCGGATTCTGTCAACCACATCGCGGCGGGGGTGACGGCATATGCCGGTCCAAGCGGGTTGGTTACTCATGACTCATCTTTTGGTGGCAGTTCCATTGGATACTTTACGAATGATCTTGCGGTGGATTCTCGAGTGGTTGATGTAGAAGGTGGCGGTTATTATCGTCAGGAGATCTATACCGATCCATCCACAGGAGAGAGAAGCCTAGAGGATAGGGGATATCCTCGTAAATTAGTTACAACACCGGGCTGGGCGACTCTTAGATTGATGATCAAGCCAGGAACGATACAAACATTATCTTAGGTGAATCAAGGGTGATATAGAATGTCCTTTCCTCTGCCCGGTAGTGGCTTTATTGAGCTAGCCCACGTTACGTTCGAGGATAAGACCCCGGGTGACTATCTAACAGACGATGCATTATGGTCTGGATATGACGAGGCGGGCGGCGCGGTAGATGCGGCTAACCAATTTCGGTTTAAAGATCTCGGCGGTTCGTCCGGCGTAGTGGCATATCGACTCAATCCTACTGATGCCGGTGATGATCGTTACCATATTGTTGTTTTACAAAGTGGTTTTATACGCAGCGGTATGGTCAACGAATATAAGACAGTGGCTGTCCAAGCGGATATGCTCTTGTCGGGAGAGAATTTTAAGTCTAACTTTCATATGTACATGCGTCCGTCTGGCGTGGGTCACTCCTCCATGTATGGGTTTAGGTTTCTATGGAACCGTCGCGACGATTATCATGGAAAGGATTATTTTAGTCTTTTACGCATGATCGGTGGCGCGTCAGTCACCTTAACCGGGGCTCATGGCGATAGCAAATATGAAGTTGATAAGACGGACCATATTAGTGTTTGCGGTGTCGATGATGGAGAGTCCCTTTCGTTCTATGCGTTGCATCCGGGTTCAGGCTCGTGGGAACAGGTTTTTCGCGTAGCTGCAAGTGAGTATAATGATCATCCATATAGTGGAATGTTCTCTTCCGTTTCAATCTCAAATCCCAATATAGATCATGCGCTTAATGACGTCATTATTCACGGAATACCAGCCGTAGACATAACAACAAAGACCCAAAGCGTTGGTGGATACTTAGAACAATTAAGCGTACCCTCGGGTGTATCTGGTCAAGTCGGCGGATATCTAGACTCTCTTTACGTACTCGTAACTGCAAACGAAGAACAAATGCAGGGGGTATGGAGATTAGACGAGATCGACGATGACGCCATAAGGGTAGATAGTAGTACAAAGGGGAATCATCTTGATGTGATTATTGGTTCTCCCCAGCAAGTTGTTGGTCATCGCGATAATGGTACCAGGTTTCAGCAT